CATCACTCTCACTATCTTCCCATTCGAGTCCATCGTCTTCGAGTCCGTCATCATCTCCTTCGTCGTCCACTCCGATCTCCACATCCTCACCGGACTCTTCTTCGTCGAACGCCGCTTCAATGTCTGGGTCCTCTTCCTCATCTTCCGGGTCAATACCATTATAGATTTGATCCGCTAGGCGTACTTGCTCTTGATCTAATACGTCTGAAAGTTTTACTGTCATGACATCGCCAAAAGTTTTATTCGCCTGATTAAAGTCTTGATCCAACGCTTGCTGAATCAACTCTTTTACTGCTTCACTCATTCTTCATCTCCTGCTGAAGGGCTATTTTCTGGTTCTTCGTCTGAAGTCTCAGTATCTTCACCATTAATTTGTTTGTTCATTGTTTCAATATCATCGTCTGAAAGATGCAGCACATTCTTTTGTACCCATTCTTTAGAGAAATATTCACCTACGTAATTCTGAATTTGATCAAGAGTTTGAACTCTTTCACGTAACATTTCAGCATCACGCAATTCTGTAAAATGATTATCCTTCTGATAATCTACAGTAAGATCGTTTTTCCAGTCATTCCAATCATCTTCAGTAATAATACCTTTCATTATTAACTGAGTCTTCAGAATGCCATAGAAAAGATGAGAGAATCTCATACGAAGTCTGTCAATAAACTTCTGGAATTTGAGTTCGTCTCTATTAATCTCGGTACTACGACCAAGAATACCTTGTACAGTCTCAGTGTCGAGACGAGAAATCGGCACATTCAATGCACGATACATTCTCTTTTGGAAATATACAATGTCATCGATTTGACCAAGATTCTCACCGCCTGGTAGCGTTTCAATTTGAGTTCCTCTACCACCTTCACGTCTTGGTAACCAAAAGTCTTCGAGTAGTGATTGATGTTTACGATCATCTCTGATCTCACCAGTCTTTGCATCATAGACAAGTTTATTACGGTACTTGGCCATAATATCTTTCATATACTGCTCAGACTTACCGCGAGGTAGGTTACCTACATCAATATAAAATATTCTTCTTTCAGGTGCTCTTGCAAGACGATAGATAACCAGTGAGTCTTCCATCATACGAAGCTGGTTAATCGGCTTTAGAGCTTTATGCATATGTGAAATGATCTTTTTACGATCTTCTGAAAGCAAGCCAGATGTTACATACGATACGGAATCGTTTGTCATCTTAACGCCGTTAGTAGAAGATCCCGGCTTTTCTTGATAGATAAAGAACTCCTCAGTCTTTTCTACAATCTTTGCTCCAGTAACAGGATCTTTTCTATGTTTTACTTTTTTGATCTTACGCATTTTAGCTGCGTCAATCGGTCGAATCTCTTGAATCCCTTCTTTAGGATTCGATTCATTTACAACAAGGTGATGATATAGACGACCGTCAACATACCAGCGACGAAAGATGTCATGACCTAACTCCTTGAAGTTTAACATACCGTAAATATTATCGAATTCTTCTTTGATCAGTTTTTTGATCTTATCGGGTACTTCTACATTATCGAGATTTAACTCGAGTGTTTGCTTTAATTCTGCACCGGTGATTGCTTCATTAACAATATCTTCAATAGCAGCATCAACTTCGGGATGCATCGCATTTCCGCGATATTTCATAATCAACTGGTAATTATCTTTAGAATCATCACCATCAAGATTCAAATACTGCCCATAATGTGAACCACTGGCAGTAGCATAACTTCCACCTTCGTCATCACGAGGTGGTACAATCGAAGGTTTTTTCTTATCTTCTGCTTCAGCACCTTTTGATTTCTTTATCTCGAAACCAAAGAGCTTAATTCCTTCATCTGCCATATCAATTTCCTAAGTTAGAGAAAGGAAGCCGAGCCTTTCCCGGCTTCCTCTACTATTTATTCTAGCTGGTTGTGTTAGACTCAAAGTACTGATAAGCCCAAGTACATGTAAATCTTTCGATATTATCGTTATCACTGTATGATACACCAATATCTGAAAGATCCTGTGGATAAGCTCCACGGAATGTATAGGTCTTAATTACAGAACCGTCTCTATCTAACTGTTCAACCTTAAGATCGGCTTCGTATGAGATCGGAGTTGTTAGTCCGGTATTTGCTGAGTGTGCATTAATACCATTCATCCAACGCTCGATCGCATCGCGAATTGCAAAATCAGTATCGTTAATGATAGTTGTTTGCCATTCAGCAAATGTTCTATCACCAGCCAGCTTCAGAATACGACCTCTGAAAGCCATTGGTATGATACCGAAGTTTGAACCAGGTAGAGTTGTTGCTTCAACCAAGAACGATGTCAGTTCAGGATCACCATTGGCGAAACCTGGATAGTTGATCGTCACTTGGAAGAGATTAGGGCGAGCGCCTCCACCTCTTAGTTTAGCCTTAAAATCATCTACTCCTAAAATAGCCATTAGTTACCTCCTTACACTGTGCCTACGACTTCTTCGAAGTCAACACCGGTACGAACAGCTACGAAGTTCAGAGTTACATAGTTGATTGAACGAGCTGGCTTAATAAAGATATTAGCGATAAACTCGTTACGATCTACTACAGCAGCCGTATTATTTGTTTCGTCACAAACAACCCGGAAGTCTGTAATACCACGACGACCCTTGACTTCACGAAGTACTGGTTCAACGATATTGACAAATTCTGCACGAGTAAACTCATCGTTAAACTCGAACATAACTTGCTCAGCTGCACGACCAATCGCTCTTTCAAGTACGAGGAACAGTCTACGTACATTGATCCGATCGAATGCAGATGGGCGATTCAGTTTTGTCTTATCACCGAAGAGTAAAACACCTTGACCAGGAATATTAGCAATTGGATTTACACCTTTCTTGTAGAGTGTATCTCTTTGTGCTTTAGTCGGTGAATAAGAGATTGCAGTGATTCCAAGATACTGACCACGTCTTGAACCCGCAGGTGAGAACCATGGCGCACGATTCAAATCGGTTGCAGCCATAATACCTGCTGTAGACGAAGCAGCTGGAATGTTGATGTACTGATCGTTAAACTTATCATATATTTTCAGATAGTTATTATCTACAATGAGATATGATGAGTTTGTAAACGTATCAGCTGTTGTTGTCACGTTAGTTGTGATGGTTGCTGCGTTTGTCAGATTTACTACATCTGATCTAGCAGGTGATGTTGTTACTACACAATCTTTTCTTAGAATTGCGCTAGCTACAAGATCATTAACAACTGTTGTTTGTGCTGCACGTGAAGGCATGCCAGGTGCGATTAAGAAATCGATTTCAACCTGATCTTTGTCTTCAAACAGATCAAAGCCTTGAGTATATTGTGTTGTACCAAATGTGCCTGAGTTAGTACCCTTAGCAAAGCCATAATCTGTGGCTGTACTTGTACTTGTTGGCAGATAGCTTTGAGCTGAGGCTGTAGAACCAGCACCTGCATTAGAATAATCTGAATCAAAGCCTACAGCCCAGATATATTCTGAACGAGCATTGATAACATCTAACGCATAGTTTGTTGTTCCATCAGTATTCATTGCTCCATCAATCACTGAAACAAATGGATATGTTTCGAGTACTGTACCCTTTGTACCACTAAATTCACCATCAGAATCAATAACTGCAATATGAATTTCGTCATTTGTTGCATTCTTGTCTGTAGCGAAGCTTGATGTGCCTGGTGTAAAATCAAAGCTACCTTTATATGTCCAGTTATCGAAGGCAGAATCTTTGCCAGGACATACTGATACTTTAATTCCATTACCTAGAGCGCCAGGCCATTTAGCGATAAAGGTATGACTTGCCGCGGCAAGAGTTGCTTCTTGACCATCAAAGTCTGTTTGGTTTTTAATGGTAGGTGTACCGAGTCCACCATCAGAATCTGTTGCCAGCTGACCAGTGGTTGAACGAGCATTATTAGTAGCCGGATCATCTGTAATTTCACGTACTACCTGGAGTGAACCAGAGTAACGTAGGAAATAAGATGCCGTATGAAAATCTATAGTGGTGTCGGAATCAGGCGATGCAAAAGTGTCAACAAGAGTTGTCTCGTTATCGATCAATACTCTTTGCTCAACCGGACCCCAACGAAAGTTCCCCACGTATGCGCCTGTAGTTGACTGAACGTTAGGAACGCCACCAGTCAGATCTATCTCTTTGACGACAACCGCTGGGGATGCAGACGGTGTTGAAAGTGCCATGTTATCTTCCTTTATTAAAAAATTATATGTTCCATAATACGATTAGTCAACTTATCATTATTTATAATATTACAAAATTGGATCGTCTGGATCCCAGATAAATCGATCTGTATTGTTTTCTTCTCGTATTTTCCATGGATCATCTTCATTTTCAATTTGATCAATATAATCACTGCCATCGTCTATGATACCAAATGGTACCATGTCATCTTCGATTTCTCTCATTCTTTGTTTGAATAACATTTGTTTAAGATCAATATTTGTCATGTCTGAGAAATATTGAGTCGATACAAAATAACCAAACATGACAAGATTCATCATCAAATCATCGTGGTTACCTTCACTTGCTTCATATGACTGACCTCGAGCTTCGAATGTCGAGATCTCTAAGATTGTCTGTTCATCGACTATCTTTAGTTTATTATTTTCGAGAATGTCTTTGATTGCTGAACAGCCGAGTCGCTTTGTCTTTCGGTTAATTTCGATACCCAAAGCATTTGCTTTTACAGTAGATTCTACATGCATATTTTCATATTCTAAATCGTAATATAATCCATTACAAACTACAGACCCTTGGTCATTTGATTCAATTACTACATACGCATCATTGTAGACTTTCGCATACTTATATATAATGTTGGGGAAGAGTATTGGAGAAATAGTGTTGTTGCGATATACAGCAACCTGTGTAAACGGGCGAACGCTAATATCGATCAAATTAAATGTAGAATAATCCTGACCTCTTCCCTTCGAAACATCAACAGTCATAATATATTCATGATTCTTTTCAGGTTCTTCGTATATTTTTAGAAGACCATTTTCAAGTAATTTCTTATACTTTCCTGCTCTAAATCCAAGTAGTGTATCTGCGTTAACAAGAGTGTCACCAGTGCCGAAGAAAGTATTACCAAACTCTTGATCAAACTGTAGTTGAGATGTATTCGCTACAGTCTGCTGTTTCCAATCTTCATCACGGTCTGGGACGTCCCACCAATCGACTCGAAATGATTTGAACTCATTTACACCTTGTACTGCACCTTCCCATATTTTATGAAACTGATTACCAATACCGTTTGCAGTTGATGTAATAATGACTTTTGTCTCTTTACCTGCAGATACAACAGGATATGTAGACGTATAGAACTCTGCTGCTCTTTCTACGAAAGCAAACTCATCGAGGTATAGAAGATTAACTGACATACCACGAATAGAGCTACCAGAAGTCGCAGCTGCGATGATGCGGCTGTTATTACTAAATTCCAAAGATCCTTTATTGAGTGCTTTGTTTCCAGGCTGGAGAAAGAATGGTAAGTTCTCGAGCATAAGCGTGATACGCGCCAGCATCTCACGCGCAGTCGCGCCTTTGTTCGCAAGTATAGCGATCGTCTTTTCTGG